AGTACGTTATGGAAATCCCAACAATCACGAACTATATGGATTATAGTTCAAATAACTATGGAAGCTCAAGAGCAGTACATATAGGTTCATTAAGCCTATATTTTTCTTATGATACTGTAATAGCTTTTAATAGCAAATATACAGGTATGATCATTAGAAAAAATGATTGGAGTACCACAACAGGCAAACATTTAAACGCCATTGATCCAGACCATAATATAAGAATAGACGGATCTGAATTTGAAAAAAGACTTCAAGAAATGTTAGTAAATTACCAACTAACAGAAAAGGAGCTGACTGTATAATTGTTCAAATATTGTAAAACATGTTTGGACATTAGGCAGTTCATTCCAAAATCATATCAGGATGGAAAACATTGTGATATATGCGGAATTGGTGAATGATGGAAAGAACTGTCATTCCTAAAGATTGTTGTTTGTGCGATGTATGCAACAAACAATTAACCGATGAGAACTTTATAGCCACTGAATACAGTTTTTGGTATGAAGGATGGTTATATTGTGACGACTGTAACAAAAAATATAAGCCACAAATGAAACTGATTATGGAAATCAGCAAAGGACAAAATATATCTAAGACTGACTTGGCACTACCTATAGTGATGGAGTTTGGATGATATATGATCACGAATCGAGAATTGTTTTGCACCTTCATAGGTGTAATAACAACACACAAAGATATACCAAAACAAATAAAACATACACTTCTTTATGAATCTGGAAAAGAGTTTGGTATATCACATGATGAAGTAGCTGAAATAGTAAAAGAAATGGAAAAAACGCTTGAATTTGTGTGTATAAGAGCTATGGAAAGACTTGGTAAAAAGGATAATATGTTTAGGGAGTAAATATATATAATCCCTTCTTTTTTTATTTATCATGTGTTTTGTAAAGTCTGTAATTAAAACCCCGAATAATACCACCATTATATATTGTAATACTATGTTCTGTTTAATGTTTGGTAAGATATTAAAAATAATACCCCCAAAAGAAATCCCTTAACTTTTGAGGGTTATCGTGTCATACGTTTGAATACCGCATTATATTAAGTCAAAGCATTATATAAGCGTAACTATAATCATAACAAATATATATGGCATTAGTTATAGTGTATTTAGTGAGATAGTTTTTGTCGTGCGACAGGGCTTTAACTCACTCAAAACTAAATAAAGCCAAAATTGCGAGATAGCCGTTGAGTGTTCACAGAATCTCTTATAAATTGGGAACACTAACTATATTTTTATCACACTATAATCATACCATAGTAAGACTTATATTACTCAAGTAATATAATACTATTATGAAATATAGAGTAACCAAAACAATGACCACACATGCATGGTGTGAGATAGAATCTGATAATGAAAATGATGCAATCGAAACCGCACAAAATATAGATAACTGGTTTGAGGATGAGGATGATTTTGATAATGAATATGAGGTTGAAGAAATATGAAATATAGAGTATATCAAACATATACACAGGTAGATGTGCAAGAAGTTGAAGCAAACAGCATGAAAGAAGCCATGAGTATGTGTGAGGATGGCGATGGATGGCAAGACTTTGATACAAGCGACTATGAAATGCATGCAGAAAAGGGTGAGCTATATATATGACTGAATGTGTGGTATGTCAGTATGGTAAGCAAATATATGATGGATTATGCAAAGAATGTTTAAAACATTATGACAAAAAAACAGGGAAATGGATATGACTAAATGTAATTGCTTATTTTGTGCTGATATATTAAACAGACAAAAGGATAAACAGAGGATGTTAGACGATGAGTAAAGTTAAGATATTCACAGTTAAATCCAGTGATATAGCAAAACATGACTTTATAATGAGTCCTGATTTTTGGGCAAAGCATAACCCAAAAACGTGTAAGGTGTGTAAAAAATGATGAAGTATAAAGAAATATATGAATGGTATAAGGATGTAAAAGAATATTATAATGATAATGTAGAAACTAATGATATGGATGAGGGTGATTTTAATGTTTTAGAAGCTGAATATGAGATGTTAAGAACTATATTAGGGTATGATGAACATGATTAAATGTCCAATTTGTGAAACAGATATATCAATAGAGAAAAAACAATTTGTTGATTTTGTAATAGCAAATCAAACTAATATTAATGCATATTTTGTTACCAAAAAACTAACCTTCATAACTTGGAAAAAAGGAGAGTATGGTTTATAATGGGTATATGGGAATGGGATTTAACTATGTATTGCAAAGTATGTAAGACAGAAACAGACCATAAAGGATATAATTATAATGACGATGAAGGCGATGTATATGCCTGTTTGGAGTGTGAATGTAAATGAATTGTAGGCATGACTCTATTGATCCTACAAATAATATGTGTAGAGAATGTTACACTATATTTAATGAAGATACCGAGTGTAAACGCTGTGATGGAACAGGTGATATTGACGAAATATATAAAATCGGTGAAGATGAATATGGTGATGGACTTAAATTATGTCCAGACTGTGAAGGAATGGGGTATATATAATGGTATGTAAGGGTATAGAATGTTTAAAGTTAAAGGCTAAAAAACCGTTTAATATGGGTAGATATGCCAGTGGTCAGAGTCGATGCCAAATATGCGAAGTATATATGATAGTTGATGGTATATTCTGTCCATGTTGCGGTACAAGAGTTAGAAAAATGCCAAGAGGATTAAAATATAAAGAACGATTGAGGGCTATAAAGACATGATAAAAGCTAGTCGTTTATTTCTTGTACCTGTGCTTAGTATGTTATTATTAGTTATACCCTATGGTTTTATAGGTACAATATTTATATTATTTTGGTGGTATTGTCGTAACGATAAACAAATACATGCATATTTTAGAGGTAATAATACAGAAATGAAAGATATTAATACTACAGAATTGGAGAAAATGAAATGAGCAAAGTGGCAGAGTTTATTAATTGTGTAATAGATGGTAAGGAATATAAGGGTAAGGAAAAATGGGAAATAGTTGATGGTGTTATTATTGGATTCTTTTCATTTATGTTTAGTATGATGGTATTAGTGATGGTATATTGATATATCCATTCAGAACTAACTGGTGGGAACATTTCTGTAAACCACAAAAAATGATTATATGGATTCACATGTCTTACCGTTCATGTATGGTATGTAAACTTAAAAATGCAAACATTAAAATAGAGAAAGGGAGTAAACCAATGTGATGATTGAATACAATATAACTTACAGTGATGGGATATTTGCTAATAGTGAAGAAGAAGCAATAAAAAAATTCATAAAAGTTTTAAAACAAAACCCTGAATATGTTAAAGACTTTGGAACAATAGAGGTACAAAATGACGGAAGATAGTTTTAGTGGTTCAAGTTGGATCAAGGGTGCAAAGTATGACACCGAAACTAATGTGATGCAAATATACATAGGCGATAAGGGTGAGGTATATGAATGTGTTGGAGTAGAAAATCAGGTATGGTCAGAATTTAAACAAGCTCCAAGTAAGGGTAAGTATTTTAATAAATATATTAAAGGTCGTTATGATAGTTCAGCCATATAAGACTTATATACTATAACTCCCCTTTTTCACTGTGACATTAAAAGAACAGATTAAAAATATAAAAACTAAATGTAGTATGATGGCGTTGGGTAATGGTCATTGTTGGATATGTGGATGTAAGGATGCAAGGCGTGGAATGGTTATTCACCACCGTTGGTATCTAAAGAAGGGAGATGTAATATATAGTGATTCAAAATATATCCCGCATAACGATACCACCAGCCTTCAGTATTATATCGACTTATATCCAGTCATAAAACGTAACCCAAAGCGTTTCATGTTCTTGTGTAATACGGATCACCAGTCGTTAGAAAGATTCTGTAGATATGGCGATAAGAAATTTAATAAACTATGTATAGCAAGGAAAATGACAAAGAAATATATGTAGGTATCAAGTGGTATTTATATGTTACTGGCTCATAAGGATGATTATTATGAAACACCACAATATATCCTCGATATGATAAAGAAGAAAAGCAATCTAAAAATCGACTTCGATATATGTGCAACTCCGGAGAACGCAGTAGCAGACGATTATTTTACAGAAGACGATGATGCATTATCAAAAGCGTGGCTAATATATAATGGAAGGGGTGAAATCAAGACCATATTCTGCAATCCACCACGAAGCAAGAATGGTAAGTTTGTGAACAAAGCATTTCAACAGTGGAGTGATTATAATATTAATATATTTATGCTCATGTGTTGGAATGATTTGGGCAATCAATATGGAGAGAAACTAATAGGACATATAATTAATAAGGATATAAGAGTGTGGAATTTAGGCAAGGTTAAATTCTTTAAGAATGGTTTAATATCCCAATTCCCCAGTAGATTGACTTATATGTTAGTGTGGTTTAAAAAGAAATAATGAAAATTAGAGTAACTATTGATTTGGATGCTCATTTTGATGCATTAGATGATCTTGGTAGTAGAGATAACGGTGTATTTGGTGTGGATAAAGATGGGGTATATCACATGTATTATCATAATAGGTCAGACCTATGTGAATTTAAAGACGTTGTGATAATTGAAAAATGAGATGTATATTATTAAGTGTAGTATTTCAGAATAGAAAAATTGTTTTAAAGTTTTATGAACCAGTTAGTGACAGGATTATATTAGTTAATGGAGAAGATTATAAACAACACTGTTATGTGTTACCAGAAGAAGCTCCCGCATTAAAAGATATAATGGGTATAAATAATATTGAAGAAGTCCAAATATATGACGTTACCAAAGACAAACTAAGGAAGATGGCGAAGGTATATGTAGATAACCCTTCCATAATATATGAACTCAAGGATGCAGGGAAGTGCTGGGAAGGGGACATAAAATATTACCAGAGTTATATATACGACAAGGGACTCAACGTGGGCAGTTGGTACAGCGTGGATGGTACAGAAATAATTCCAATATATACCGAAGGAACATTTGATTTAAGTAGGGTGGATGTAAGTAGCGTGGTAGATAAAATAAAATTCAATAGAAAACTAAATTGGTGGACTCATTTGCTTGGACAGGATATACCAAATATACGAAGGCTAGCATTTGATATTGAAGTTGAAACAGATAAACAAAGTATGCCCGACACTGACATGGCAGAACAAAGAGTAACGGCAATCAGTTTTTGCGGGAGTGATGGACTTAAAGAGGTATATACTTTGAACAGGAGTGAAGTGCCAAAGGGTGAAGAAGACGTTGGTAAAAAATATAATATATTATGGTTTGATTCAGAAAAAGAAATGTTGGAGAAAGCGTTTCAGGTAATAGATTCTTATCCGTTGGTGCTGACATATAATGGTGATATATTTGATATGCCCTACTTGTATAATAGGGCGTTAAGACTTGGAGTAGAATATAATCCGTTCAAGATGATGAAGCAAAAGGCTACGTTGAATAATGGTATTCATATTGACTTGTATGGAGTATTTTCAAATCGTTCCCTAAAGATATATGCATTTGGAGCAAAGTATGTTACAGATGGTTTGGAGTCTGTAAGCGAAGCTATGTTAGGTAGAAAAAAGGTAGAGTATAGTGGTGCATTAGATTCTATCCCTCTACATTTGTTAAGTAAGTATTGTTATAATGATAGTGAAATGACTCTTGAACTTTCACATTATAATAATGATTTAGTAATGAACCTTTTAATTATATTGGGGAGAATAGGTAATATGCCCATTGATGATATAAATCGTCTAAGTATATCTAATTGGATCAAGAGTATGTTTTATAATGAGCATCGTAATAATAAACAACTTATACCACGTTCTGTAGATTTCCCAAAAGTTGAGGGTACAACAAAGGCTAAGGTAAAAGACAAAAAGTATCAGGGTGCTCAAGTATTAGAACCTGTTAGTGGTGTTCACTTTGATGTAACTGTGTTAGACTTTGCTAGCCTATATCCCTCAATTATTAAAACCCGAAATATATCATACGAAACAGTATGTTGTTCACATGATCAATGCAAAAATAATATAATTCCATATACTAAACACTGGTCATGCAAAAAGAAAATTGGAACAGCATCATTATTAATTGGCTCATTAAAGGAATTAAGAATAAATCATTTCAAGGTACTAAGTAAAACAGGAAAAACAAAAGAAGAACGTGATATAAACGATACTATATCTCAAGCTCTAAAAGTATTTCTCAATGCAAGTTATGGTGTAATAGGTGCAGAAACTTTCTCGTTATATTTTGTACCATCAGCAGAAGCTATAACAGCAGTTGGTCGTCATATAATTTCAAAGACGATAGAAACTGCCAAATCCAAATCTCTTACGATACTCTATGGAGATACCGACAGTATATTTATTCATAAGCCAAGTACCGAACAGATACAGTTTTTGATAGATTTTTGCAAGAGTCATTATGCTATTGACTTGGAAGTTGATAAGGAATATAAGTATTTGGTTTTAAGTGATAGGAAAAAGAATTATTTTGGCGTTAAAAAGGATGGTGTATTAGACATTAAAGGACTAAGTGGTAAGAAGTCAAACACACCCCCATTTGTTAGGAGATTGTTCAATGATATATTAGACAAGTTAAAACCTATTGAAACACCCCTACAGTTTAAAGAAGTAAAACAGGAAGTGAGGTATGTTATTAGAACTGTGATAGAAAACTTTGATGATATACCATTAGATCAATTAGCATTTAAGGTAATGATTGCAAAGAACCCTTCCGAATATAAGAGCAAGCCACAAGTGGTAAAGGCTGGCGAAATGTTGGGTGAAGTAAAGAAAGGTCAATATATAGAATTTGTAAAGACTTGGAATGAACAAAAAGTGTTGCCGTTATCTATGGCTACTAAGAAAGACATTGACAAATCAAAATATATTGATTCATTAGAAAGTGTAATGGAACAAATATGTGAACCTATGAATATAAGCCTTGATGCGTTACTAGGTCGTGGAGAACAAACGACACTAACACAATGGTAGGATATATAGTACTCCGGACACACCGAAGTATAGCAAAACCATTTGTTATAAAATATCATTACTCAGAAGCATTTGGTAAGGCATCTATCATACTGGGGTTATATAAAATTGGAGAATCTAAATTACTGGGCGTTATAACATTTGGACAGGTAAGTGGAAGATTAGTGGCTCAAAGTATATTTGAAGGTGGTACACAATATAACACATTTGAATTTCTAAGAATGTGTGTGCTTGATGATTGTGATTGTCCTAGAACCTATTTTATGTCAAAGTCTATTAGTATATTAAGACAACATTTTCCCAAAATTAAATGCCTTGTATCATTTGCAGACCAAACGGAAGGTCATAAGGGAATAGTATATCAAGCTGGTAGTTGGTTATACTGTGGTATGACCAAACCAAAGTACCATTACATGAAAGATGGTAAACGATATAATAAAAGATTGATATGGGATTATTCAAGAAAAGTTAAGATGGGTGAAGTAGAATATTATAAAGCACATGGGTATGAAAAGATAATAGAAAAACCTAAACTTCGATATATAATGCCTCTGCGTAAAGTAAAATTAAAACAAAAGATATTAGAATACGTTAAGTAAATTGGCTTTAACCCACATCATACAACAACCATACTCTGCGGATATATCTTCATCACCATTCTTGCCAACCATTTCACATCTGTTAGGAAATACCATGTGCTTACAACTTCCACAATGCGTTCCCCCTGCTTCCAATATATATCCAGAATCTTCCTTTGATAATGGTGGCTTGTATTCCTTACCTTTTATTGGTTGTGTATCACGAAAAGACCAAGCGTTACATATACCATCTATAGGATCAATGTCACCCTGCACTAGCGTACATTTCCTACCTTCTATATACATATCACAATTACCACACTGTCTTTTTACAGGGTATTCTTCATAAGCACTAGCACATTTTGTCATTTTAGGATCAGTTTCTATTACTATATTATATTTTGCATAAAGGTTTTTTATAATCTCTAAATTTTTTTCAGTAATCATAGTTTATACAACCTCTTTGCTACTCTTACTGGTATATAAGAGATAGTTATTGGTAGCCATCCTAACCCCCAAGCAATCCAAAATCTCAATGTTTTCTGTCTGCCGTACCAATTATCATGTACTATAACTGTGGCAGCTGCACCTTGAGTATATTTCTTGCCTTCTGGTGAATCATATTTTCTGGTTATATGTCCTGTACCTACCTCATCCTGATATATAGCATGTAACAGCTCATGTGACATTGGCATAGCATTACTGCGTATAATGAATGGGTTTCTGGTGTCATTTATGAATAGATACATTTCATGTTTACCTGTAACTCCCCACGCTATGCCTGTAGATGTTTCTACATCCAAGTGTTCCCAATATTTATAAAATTCTCCAGCTCTATCTACTGGTAATATATGAACATCCCAGTGTGTTTTAAAATATTGCCAATATTTATAATTTGAATTAAGTATAATAGTTCTACGAATAATTTTATAATAATTTTGAATATTAATATTACTTGTATGCCATTCTATAGCCATTATAATCCCCTTAGTTCTGCAAGTATGAGAGCTTCTTTAACAAGTTTTAAATTCTGTGATGATTCTTCAAGTCCTAATTTTCTTCTTAGTATTTCTATTCTCCAATTTGGTAATCCATATTTTTCAAATTTATATGCATATTCTAATGATTTAAATGCTGTATCATAATCTTCAGTAAAAAATGCTTCAATTTCTAACAGTTGGGCTTTTGATATTCTATCATTTGGATCAAACTTCCAGACCATCTTCCTTTTCATCCTTTTTTTTCTTTCTTATATACTTATTAAATTGTTTAAGACCTATTTCCATACAAATTACCCATATATCTCATATTTAAGTATTAACCACATTTAGGGCAGACATGAACGCTTTTATCTATATTATAATTTACTCCTTTACCATTAAGACTCCCCACCATCCATATATCTCTACCATCTACATACCCTGTATGCCAAGGATATTCTAGGTTATCACCACCATGTCCATGACTCCAAGTAGATAGTTTAGTTACATATCCTTTATTATTATCTATACACCACTGTTCTATTTTATTAATTTCTTCTTCAATGGCTACTCGATCAGGATCATCATAATCCATATTTTCTCTGTGTTCTCTTAATTCAGTTAATTTACCCAATAAATTGCATTGAGTTGTTCCCACATTTATATCTTTTGTCCATCTCTATATGTTCTAAATCTGCGGTATCTAATTTTATATCAGCATGTGATAACTCATGCCATATAGTTCCACATCCATATTCACTTTTTGTAAATAGGAAATCTTCTCCCACATATATTAATTTAAATTCAGCTAAATGAAATCCTCTTAACGTTACATCATCCTCTAACGGAATAGTGGCATAATCATCATAAAGAAGATCTACCCAATCTGTAGGTACAACTATTATATAACCACAATCACTCCAATCAGAAGGAGTACAAAAAGTAGCTATTATCACCAAAAATACTACGTCTAACATACCATAAATTAGATTGACCGTATATATTGTTTTTTGTTAGTCATACACCTTTATCAGTAATTATTATCATACCACATTCCTTACACTTGCGAATACCTTCTATAAGAATTTCTGTTTCTTCGTGAGAACATTTGTATTTATAAATTCCCATTATTTATCCAATCTTCTTATATCTCTCCAAGTCGTTATCATAATTAAGTACCCCACTATCCTCTAATTGTTTAAATGCTGTGGGTGCTGTTAATGCATTGAACCCTTCTTTGGTAGATAATTTTTCTATAAACTCATGTTTATCTACAGTATTTTCAAACTCAGGATCACAACATTCTCCCCAAGTTTCTAATATAATGGTTTTTATTGTATCTTTAGTCTTTATCATCGTATCCTTAACTTCTCCCTTTTCCAAATCCATCTTCATACTCTTATATGATTCTTTGATTATATTTTCTACAATATCAAAGTCTTCATCTATTACTTCTTCTCTCAAATGTGCTTTGGCACTTGCTGTCAACAGTCTATATAACCCATGATATTGTCTAAGACCAATAGGCACTCCCGATTTTACATTGAGTGGTCGCATCTTCTTGTGCAGTTCATCCACCTTATCCATCATCTCATTAGGTATTGTTGCGTTAAGTGTTCTGATATATACAAAGTAACGCTGTAGTTCTTCAACAGTCATATACTGTGCCTTTCTGCTTTCATAACTTCTGATAAACTTTCTAATGATTGCATCTGTTTCAGGACTGTTCTCATCAACAAGTAACCATAACACATCAAATCTCGATATAAATGGTGCTTCCATATCAAAGTTGTCCATAACAAGGGGGTACTTTGGGTTAAACTTACCGCCCTTTGGATTGCCAGCTACGAGTAATGGACATACAGCTGGTAATTTCATACCACCTTTACTTCCAGCTTTAGCTTGTGAAGTTGTTTGATTCTCCATTACTTCTAAACAAGAATCGTGATCTTTCTTTTCCATTTTATCTATCTCATCAATTATACATGGTCGCCCTGTATGTTGTGGAAAGAACCCTGCTTCTGGTATCATAGTACCGTTATATAATTTCACCATCGCAATAGTTAGCCCTGCACCTGTTACGTTTCTACCTACAGTATGACCAGATCCGGGCAATAACTTATACATTTTTAAAAGTAATTCTGTCTTACCCAACTGTGCATCTCCTAATATAGCACAATGAATAAGGTCACGTTTACCATTTAGGCTGTTACCACCACACGCCCATAAGATTAACGATTGTATAATCATTGGATTCATGTATATATCAGGTACTATAGATTCTGTAACTCTTTGAAATATATTTACTTGCTTCCATCTGCCTAATTCTTCTTCTGTAGGCATACACCCTTTATTATGTTCCAAATCATTCATGTCTATTATCTGAAATACAATATCATTATATGAACTTCCTTTCTTATGTCGGCTTCTAAGTTTTGCAATTACTGTTTTCCTATCTCCAATAAATGCTTCTCCCACATCCTCATTAACAATCTCAGCTTCAAACTGAATAGGGCTACTGTTCCTAGCATTTTCCAAGAACTCCTGTATTCTTAACTGCTGTATATATGCTGTAGTCTTTGTTGCATCATCAATATCAAAATTTCTCTTATGTTTGGTACAGAATGGTATAGGTAATATATGATTATCATCACAAAATACTTTCACTGACTCCTGACAAATTGGACACTCACACTCTGCTTCAACGGTATAGGTCATACGTTCTCCAACTGCTATGATCATACAATTAAACTCTACTGGTTTGTTCTCAAATTGTGGGGTTATTTCTTGCATGGTCATTTTCTGTGACTTACCACTAAGTTGTTCTATTACAGTTCTAGCATCTTGTATATGCTTTATCATACTCCTGCTTTCTGATTTGGTTGCCTGTGATATAATTAGTTGTAGTTCCCCCTGTCCTAACGGTGGCTGGTGTTTTGAATTTAATATATCAATCTCATGGTCTAATGCATTACCATACAATCCTTTATCTCTGATTAGATAACATGCATACTTAAATGTGCTATCATTTCTACCACCTTCTTTTATTCCCTCTGCAATTTCTTCTATTGGTTTTGTTTCAACTTTGAACCCCATTTTTACCAAGTGTGTTTTAAGTTCCTGTATTCCTATCCCCTTGATTTCCAAATCTACTATACATTCATATATACTGCCATTAGGGTGAACACTACTGGGTGCTAATACATATCCCCCTTGTGACTTTATATCAATATGCCTTCCCCTCTTATCATCCAATTTTTTATTTGGTGGTGGAAAACCTGTATAATGAAAATATAAATGAAATCCCTTACCTGTTTTAACAGTGTAAGTTTGTCTAAGTTCTTCTGGTAATTCCTTATATAATGATTCATCATCCAAATCAACAACAAATAGATCACCACTAGTACCACCACATATAACTGCTAAGTTACAACTACTTGGAAATGATCCAGTATATTTTTCTTGCTGAAACTGCTTCCAATTAAGTCCACCAATAGGTTCTTTACTCTTTGGCTTTAATGGAATTAAATTAAAACCTAATTTTTTTAATTTATCTATTTCTGACATTTCCGTATAATTTTATTATTAATATCGCATATAAGTGTACTGATTTCTAACAGTTCTTGTTTACTTGCTTTGTTAATAAACTTCTTCCACTCATCTTTGTCTGCTAATAATTGTACTTCATCATTTGCTTTCAATATATATTCCTTTACAGCTTTGCCAATCATTCCCGCAAAAGATTTATCATTTGCTTCTGCAATTACTTTAAGTTGATCAAAGAACTCCACAAAGTCCTTACCTATATACAAATTAATTACCATTATCCTAACCTCTCATTAATCCTCTTATTAACCGCATCAAATATACTTGTTGTTATATCCAAGTCTGATATGGCTGTGAATGGTACTCCCGCATGAAGATAATCTTCATTTCTTTTTTCAGTATCGCAAAACTTACTTATGTGTATGCTTCCATCAATTTCTAACACTAATATAAGTTTACCAGTTTTTTTATCTATTAATATAACATCAGGGTTTCTAATTTTATAATTAGGTGATTCTAATGCGTGGTCAGTGTATCCTATATATTCACCTGTAAATTTATCAAATATTATAAACCATTCTCTCTCAACCCTGTACTTTGTAGTGTCCCGTATAAACTGTGATACTTCAACAAGAGTCGCATCATCATTCTTATATGAAAAGAATGATTTTGCTTGGTTATGTTTTTTCAATCTGTTATCAGATACTCCCATTCCATATTTATGTGTAACTCTCTAAGATAGTTAATATGTAACATTACAGGTACTACCTTCCTTGATTTTAATTTTCTGATATGATAAGCCTTTGCACCTTTTTGGGTTCTGTGTTTGAGAGAACATGATCGGCATCGTTGGGCTTGAGAACTCATAAATGATATATCGGTATGGCAATCTACACATCCACCATTAATTTTGTTGTTCATATTGTCTTATCACATCTATAGCATGATATAGATTATATATTCTTATAATTCCACCCTTATGATTTTGTAGTTCTTCCACCTGTCTGTTCCAAGGTTGATTATACATCAATGCTAATTTCCCTGCATCAAAGATTTCCTGTATATTCTTTGGTGAATCATCTATGAATATATCATAATCTAATGCTGTTTTATTGCTTGAATGAATAATTTTGTTATAATGTAATCCCTTACATGTTGCCCAACTTTCTATATTGGGTAGATATTTTTCTGTTACTGCTGTAACAATATCCATTTCCCCAAGTTTACATAGCATCTTTGTCTTTTGCCATTGATCAGGCTCTAATGGTTGTAATTTTTCCCAATCTCTCCAACACTCATTAAATATATCAAAAGCCTCTTCAAGATTCATTCCCATTTTTTTATAGAAAGCCCACTCATTAATATCCCTGATAGAAATTTGTGCGTGTTTATTTGGTTTTTTATTATATACATCTACCCACCTTTTCATTGTGTGACTAAGTACTCCATCAAAGTCTAATGCTATCTTCATTATCTAACCACCTTCTCTATTGTTAATGTTCCAAAATCATCTTCTCCACTCTTATATCTTAAAACATATTTATCTTTACCAAATTCTATTACGTTTGGCTCTCCTATACAATTTAATTGTCCCATTTTTATTATTACTTTCCCATAACCATCATATTTTATAGCACTCATTTTACAGTCACCATGTATGCTATATAAATACCCAATGGAAGACTACATACGGTCAGCCATGTTCTTATATGTTCTAATTTGTGCTTCATGCGATTTACTTCCCACACTTCTCACATATATGCGTTTTCATCTTCATTCTTCTATAAAACCAAGGTGCAAATTTATTATCACACTTTACAGTCCACCATCCCAAAAATAGTGATACAAAGAATGATTGCCAAAACCACATCCAAAATTGTGTTTCAGTAAAGTCTAATATGAATATAACCCAAGGCACTAATAAAGGTACTACTATCAACCAATTAAAATAACTAAATGCAAAAAATTCTGCTACTCTTTTTAATGCATTAGATTTATAAATCATTTTACTTACACCAGTTTTTTTCCAATCCGATCATCAGTTGTTAAATAATTTGGCATGTCGTCAAATGAAACTGGTAACAAGCCACGTTTAACCATTTCTTCTGTATATATCGCACCAGCAGAGTTCCACATTACAGCAGCTAAATGATCTTCTTCTCGTTTACCTTCCAAATAATTAAAGAAGTGTCTAAGTCCTGAATCTATAAATTGTGATATTGGCATCCCTTTCTCCCAATTTCTAGGATTATATTTATCTGCACCACGTTCATATAATTTTGCAAGTCTATCTATTGCTATTGGAGATAATAAATCATACCTACCTTTATCTTTAGCCCTATCCCGAACAGCACCTGTTTCAAATGTCCTTCTAT